TCGTACTTCATATCGATAGCACGAACATCGTTGTAGTCATCAGTCAACATCACCAAGTTTTGTGGTGCAGAGATGATGAACTCATTCGCAGGCATAGAAGCCATATGTACTACTTCCATACCGTAGTAGTTAGGAATAGAACCTTCTACAACACCTTGAGGAGTAGTAGTGTACAAACCAGCGATAGCGATTTGGTAAGCTTGCATTGCAGCAGTACCCAAGAAGTATACAGGTTTGAAGTCACGGTCAGCGTCTCCGTAAACAGCAGCCAACATTACGTCAGACATTGTTTCGTAAGCACCTTCCATCAAGTCAAGGATGTTGCTTGAGCTGATAGTAGCGTTAGTATCGTAGTCCAATACAGCAGCGTCAGCAGCCAATTCAGTAGTCAATTCAGTACCAGCCAACTCAAGAGCTTTTTGAGCAGATAGTTTTGCGAAGTAGTCAAATACCCAGTCTTTGAATTCAGAATCCATAGTCTCTGGGTTGTGCTGACCTTGTTTCAACAACAAACCACGGTAAGAAGACTCAAGAGCGTCCTTACAGTTCAAGAAAGACCACTTGTAAGTGTCAACAGTCATTTCTTTTTCACCTACTGAAGCAGTAGATTGTGGGTCAAATACACAAAGGTCGTTACCGAAAGTCAATGAAGCATCAAAGATTGGTACGTTTACTTTAGCTTTAACACCGTCAATAAGACGAAAGCGGTTCAATACAGCCGCAGATTTTACCATTGCATCGATGAAGAGGTCTGGACGTCTGTCACCATAAGGCAATGAAGCGATAGAAATACTCATTTTATATAAGTTTTAAAATTGTTCGTTTTACTTAATTTACAATAATTACTTGCGATTGAAGAAGTTATTGATAAGATTTACTTTTTCTGGAGTAATCGCATCAAAAACCACAGTCTTATCTTCAACTGTTTCAGCTACTTCTTCAGCCTTTTGTTCAGCAGCAAATTGCTCCTCAACTTCCAACTGATTTGTTTCTTCTTCAGCCTCAAAGTTTTCCTCTACTTCTGCATCAGCAGCAGCAAATTCTTCTTGAGTACTTTCTTCAGAAACAGTTTCTTCTGTAGCTTCGTACATTTTGTTTTCGTCATCAGCATCTGCATCCGCACTCATTTCTTCTTGAGATGCGCCCATAGACTCGATGTGCTTTTGAATCATTTCAATGGCTGCTTGTAGGTTCTCTACACCACCGAACTTATCTTCAAGAGAGGTCATTGCCTCAAGAAGAGATGCATTCTCATTCTCAAGGGCTTCAATTTTAGCGTTGAATTGGTTAATAGTAGCCTCAAATTGAGCCTCCATTTTACCCAACTCTTTCGCAAAAGCAAATTCACTCATTTGATTTTCGTTATTTGTTGGTTTAATATCTGCTTTAATCTCGATGGAGAAACCATTTATCTCCCCACTCTTGATTGAAGTAAACAATTCGTCAGACTCAATCTTGGCCTTTACGAATACAGTTCCGTTTGGAAGGTTGTAACCATAGTCTTTAGACTTATCGTTATCAGACTCTTTCATCCAAACTTCAAGCATAACCACCTCATCAGTATCGTAAGCGTGGTTAATACCAAATGCGTTAAACAACCCTTCTTTAGAATACTTGTACATAATCTGCTCGATAGTCTCTTTTGTGAAGCGTACATAGTAGTATCCCATATCGGGGCTGAAGCGTAGGATTTCCTTGTTAGGAATCATAATAGGTCCTACAACCTCTTTCTTTTCATCAGAGGCGAACATAGCCACCTTCTCAACTTCGTTGAAATAGATGAAGTTCTCCTCAATAGCAGGCTTATCTACAAGGGAGATTTTATACATCCCCTGTGCAATGTCCTCTAATGATATATCAAATAATGGTAAGTTATCCATTTAAAGTCCTAATCTGCGAAGAAAGTCTTTTTCATCAAAATCCTTAACTTCTCTTTTTAATATTTCAACTTGTGCTTTTGCAAGTTCAGCACGATTGTTTTCGTCCTTTATACCTGCAAGAATATCGATGATGCCGTCAATCATTTCCTTGTCTCCTTGCGAGACATATTCATCCTTGACTTTACGGTCACCCCACGGGAGGTCAGCCACATCCGCACTTGCCTTAACTGTTCCTTTTCGTATGCTTTCAGCTTTTCTAATTGCCCAGTTAACGCCACTTGTTCCTCCCCAACCGAGCCAAGCAACATAGCCTCTATCTTTCCAAGGAGTGTCCTTATACTTTGGGTCAATTGTAGCATTCTTTCTATGGCGATTAAATGCAGCCATTCTCGCAATAGTCTCATACGATAGCTTTGTTCGTGATGCAAGTTGTCTTGCTCTGGCCCAACCTACAGGAGTCATTCCCTTTACCTCACTTCCATACTTCTCCTTCCACTCAAGAACTTTCTTGGCGTTGTTAGTAGCAGATTTTGGGTAGTCATTGTATGTAGCCATCGTATTAATTTACAATTATTGTAGTATACCTTCAATTGTTAAGTAAGCGTAATCATCAAATACATCGCCTTTTGCACTCTTAACTAATATAGGATTGGATGTAAATCTTGTAGCAGATAGCGTTTGCAAGAAGAAGTCTAATGATGATAAGTCTGAAGTGGGCACTACCATATCAAAAGTAATACGAGGATTCTCCGACTGTAGTATCTTCTCGGATACAGCAAATAAGTTATCGTAACTATCAGTAGTATCGCCTTGCTCATCTTCAAACATCAAGTTCCAACCAGCGGTATTGTAGTTAAATAACCTACCATTAAAAGTATGCTTTCCAATAGAGTAATTGATATATACCACTTGAGACTCTGTATTCATCTTACCGCTTGTATCGTCTCCCTTTAGCTTAACATAAGGAGTCAATATATTTGTGCGATATAAAGGCTTATCAAGAAATGCAAAACGTATTCCTACCTCCTTGTTTTTAGTAAATACATTAGGTGTAAATCCCAATTCCTTTTCGCTAAATGCACCAAAGTTTGCTGAATACAATGATTGGTCAGACTCTTCGCCACAAACTGATTTGTAGTATATAGATGAATCCAAGTTTATCTTTATTTCAGCTATACCCTCGTTGTTTATCTCTTGGATTGTAGAGCCTATAATTTTTTTGTCATTGTTGAGGTCATCAAAATACAGACCAAAATCTTGATTGTTGATTTCAAGTGTTTTTACTTTATCTCCTCCGTTGTCAATCTTTACAGATTTAAGGTCATCAACAAGTGAGTTTATATCTTGACCACCAGTTCTAACTATTGAAAGTGGGTCTACACGAAGAACGTGTGTATGTTCTGCTGGGTCTGGGTCCGAGTCATCGTATTCATAGAATAGTCCACAATCAAAACGCTTTAGTATGGATAACAAGATTTCAGACACGGATAAAGGACACGTTTGATTAATAGAGTCTGAAATGATAAACTCATCACTCGGTAAGTGTACTAATGTATCTGCATTAGAAGTGAAGATTACATTTAAAGCACCATAACCATCTAAACGAGTTATAGCCTTTCTAACGTCTTCCACACCAAAGGTTGTTTGTAGGAAACTGTTTGCCTCGTGAGGATTTGAACCAGTATAAGAATCAACTACATTGACATCTAACTCCCCATCTAAAGGCTCAACAAAATAGTTTACGCTGTATTGGCTACCGCCATAAACTAAAAGCTCTTCATCTTGTGGGAAGTAAGCTTGGAACGGCTCAAATAGCAAGGTATCGTAGAATACAGCAGCAGGGGCTATAATGGATGGGTCTCCATCTCTTGTATCAAAATAATCGTAAGTACCTCCGTTATCATCTTTATTTGATGGCCCTTGAACTACATTGGCAATGTCATTTGGTTCAAGAATGATATCGTTACCCAAGCTGTCTTGTAATGGTATCTTTTTAACCATCAATCCATTTTCGTAGATACTGATATAAAACTTAAAGCGCATTGTAGTTGATGCAGACAAAGAGTATATTCTTTGCACTAATTTATCTTCACCTACTACTGGTATTTCTAATTTAAGTTCAGATATCGTTATACCACCACTACCTCCTTGCACAGAAAGTCCTGCGTTAAAAGATACTTTAGGACAGAAGAAACCACGGATTCCCTCATCATTGTCATCGGGATAGAATCCCATACGTTTCTCTGCTCCCCAATTAAGTGTATCGTATAAGGGATTGCCTTCAGCATCTGTACCGTAGTTGCCTGCGGTCTCCATATTGCCAAACCAACCCGTTGTGATAAGCTTTTGATTCTGGTCTAAATCTGTCTTTGATGTCAATGCTTCGTTAGTACCTGTCCAAGCGGGTGCTTGTCTTACAGTAAAGTTTCTTGTGTTAACATCTTGTTTAGCAAGCAGTTGCGCTGGCAGAACCATATGTAACTTCTCTGGTTGGAAATCTGCAAACGCTGGACTTGATGCAAAAGCACCTAAAGCAAATAGTTTAGAGTCTATACGAAGAGGGAAGTTTGCACTCTCGATATAGGATGCTAAATACTGAAAGAATAACGGTACAGAGAATACGGGTGTAAAACCTGTTCTTTCCAATGAAGGACCGTACTCTGTAAACTGCCTTGCGGCATATCCAAACTTACCTTCAACATCGTTACAAAAGTCAACGTATGGGAATGATATAGGTCTTGTAGGGTCTGGATTTGAATTTAGTACTCCCGCTTCTCCACCGAATGCTGTAGCTTGTTTGAACTGACTTATTGTGTGTCTTGTTGTATAGTAATTGTCTGTATACAAATCACCTAAAGGAACGTCCTTAATCGCTGCTAAATACTTTGATATGTAGTCCTTTAATTCAACTTCAATGTAGGATTCAGAAGAGTTGTATTCAAATGATTTTACGTTAAGTATACCCGCAATTTCGGTTTGCGAAGAGCCGAATATGGTAATCTTAAAATAAAAATCATCTCTTGGAAAATCTCCCGACAAAGAAGATATAGGCTCAAAGTTAAATCTGTTTGATGCCTTATTATTCGTTGTTAATGGAATCCGTAGTGTTGTGTAGAAAGGAAGTTTAACCTTGTCTATCTCAAAGCTATCGTAGAAATCCAAATCATATTCCAAACGCTGCTGTGGAAACAAGTCAACTTCATAATAAGTAACATTGTCTCTACTGATTTCTAACTTAAACTCCATACTATCGTGTTGCGATATTAAATTCTAATGTAGACTTGAATCGGTTATTTATTGTATCAAAGCTACCATCTGAAAATCCTACTCCATATGCTTTGCTTTCACAAAGGTCTACAAAAACTACCTCTGGGCTTGTGACCAATGTTTGAGCTATGCCAAAATACTCATTTCTTTTCGCAGGCACAATAAGAGAATAAGATACATTAGATTCGTATTGAGTGTAAGCCTTTGAATACAAACCATTCTGTACATCTATATTTATCCTATAGGTTGATACTGAATCAATATCAGTATTGTCATAAG